TAAGTATTGCCATTATTTGCTAAAATTCCAGATGATTCACCAGAACCAAGATCATCAGCAGCAACACCAGTCAAAGATTTGTTTGCCCAATTTTCCGATCCGGGAGTCATAGGCAAGAAACGACCAGCCCAAGCTGCATCGATAAATTTAGTAGTTGTATCGCCATTCCAAATGATAGCTGTTCTATCATAATTCAGAGCTTTTAATTGATACATTACAGAGCCTGTATCAGCAGAATCTTTGCAATCTGCATCAGAAGTTCTAACAATTAATAATCTTTTTAAAGGCTCTATTTTAGAGGCTGCTGAAAGAATGTCTGCTTCAACATTTGAAGTAATGTGAGCACAATACCAATCTGAATTATAATCATAAATTTTTTGAAGTGCATTAGCCCAAGTTTCTGAAAGAGCTGCTGCACCTGAACCAGAAGCTGTTCCATTGGTCAGTGCTGAAGCATATTCAACAACATAAGTATTTGCATCTGTTCTAGAAACTACAGTTGGAGATCCATTGTATTCAGTTGTGCTGAATCCTGTGATAGTTGCTGTTGCACCAATTTCTGCATTTGATCCTGTCTGAACTATTGTGGCTCTTTTTGCATTCACACCAGAAGCACCAACACGAGTGGCACTAGTAATAGCAGCAGAAGCAAGAACTACTTTTTTACCTATCATTACAGCTGCTGGAGTTTTAGCTTGGGAAAATTCAATCTCTGCCATTTTATATTCTGTGTCAGATTCAGCAAAATCTACAGCAACTTCATCAATTCCAGAATAGCTTTTAACTCTTCTGTCCAACTTCATTGAAATTCCAGCAATCATTGGTGTTCCAAATCCTTGTTGGGAAATAGATTTTGTGGCTAAAGTAATTGAAAGGTCAATGATTTGATCTAATTTATTTCCCATATTTTTATTCCTACTTTAATGTTAAATTATGCTGCTGGTTCAACTGTTAAGTTTATCACAACAGGATTTTCAAGACCATTGCCATCAAGTTCCCCTGACAACTCAACAGACTCAATAATTCCAGTTTCATTTGCTGTATCAGAAGAATAATTTTTAGAAATTCTAAAAACTAAATCAACCGCAGCACGAGTTTCAAAGCTGTTATTGATCTGAACAGTTATATCAGCTATGTCTCCATCTAAGCCAATGTAGGCTAATTTTTTGGAAGCAAGCAATTCTAAATGACTATTTAAATTTAATTTGTCTACTAAGTCAAGCAAAATTTCCATTGAATTTTGACTAATGCACTGAATGGACAAAACAATTTCTCTATCACCTTGAGTTGGCACACTGAAAGTTTGATCATCTTGAAGCTCTGGAGCACCTTGCCAATCTGTCAAGCCAACAAATCTCATTGAAGATATTTTCAATGAAAGAAATTCTCCAGCTGGAGTATTTGAATTTTGATTAGCCCAAATGACATTCTTAGTTGATAAAGTTTTTAGAACTTCTGCCAATGCTGTTTTTAGAGATTTTAAATTTACTGACATTATGGCAACTCCTCAATTGGTGGAACTGTATCATTGGTAGTTCTTTTTGACAAAATAATCTTGTTGTGATTTATCACACCATTTTGCCAAGGCAATGTTTTAACAACTTCATAATCACTTCCATTGATCTCAACAATATCACAGTTTCCTGTGTTTCCTTTTAATGATCCAATCAATGCTGTATCTGTATAAATTTTGCAAAGCTCTTCTTCTCTTCTATCTTCAGGAAGTAATTTTATTTCACTGCCAGTAATTGGCTGAAGAGATGCTTGAATTGTGAATGTGCTTGGTTCAGCGGATACTTCAAAAAATCCTGCATCATTATATGCACCTGCAGCTGCTCTTCTAACTGTGAATGGTCTTCTGAAGCTACTCATTTCTTTTTCACCTCACTTGAAATTTTCATTCTAAGCTCACCTGTGTCTATCAAAGGATGGCTTGATCCTTTTTTGGCAATTGTTGATTTGGCATTAGCAGGTGTTTTCATTTCCGTAATAGTTTTCTTTGTTTCATTTTCCTGCTCAATTCCAATCAACTTTAATTTAGATTGGACATTGTAATTTCTGTTAGAAAAAGATTCAAATATTTGTCCAAATCTTCTACTAACTTTTTTATATTGTTTATTGTAAGTTGATCTGATAAAACTTCTTTCTGGAATGGTTATATTTTTATTTCTTCCAGCTTGAGTTGTGCCAAATTCGTTTACAATTCCTTTTGTTAAAACTTTATCTCCAACAGAAGCAAATAAACCTACTCTCACTACAGATGAATGCAGTTCTTTAACTGCTTTCAAGTAATTATCATAGCCATTATCCTTCTGTTTTACTGCCATCTTGCATATAAAAATTTGGAACTCGTCCTGCTAACAGTCTATTATAACTGTCCAAATATTGAGTGGTATTTGGCTCTGAGTTAGAGAAATTTCCACCATAACTTCTTTGCAGGTCGCCTTCTTTTTCCATAGTAAGAACTCCCCTTGAATTATCATCTCTCAAAGACAAAGCCATCAAGTGACAAGCATAGTAAGCCACAGCCATATTATATTTATTGGAATCACCAAAGTATGAAGCATCAACTTCATCTGCAGCCATTCCAATAAATAAATTTTTCTTTGTGGCATCACATGCTGCATCAATTGTTGGTGCAATTTGAGCAATCCATTCAAGAGAAGTTGTCATTATTACTCAGCATTAGCTTCGTTAATAGCTTCAATCAATTGAGCTTTATTTAAGCCTTTAGTTTGAATGCCTTTTTCTTCAGCCAAAGCAACTAATTCAGCTTTATTTTTGGCTTCAAGTTCATCACCACTTTCTTCTGAACCTTCATCTGATTCATCTTCAGAAAGAGCTTCAACTTTAGCTGATTTTTTAGGAGCTTTGGCAGTTTCTGCTAGAACTCTTAAACCAGAAGTTTTGCATATTGATTCAAACATTGGGTGAGCTTCAATAGCTGCAAATTGCTCTGCTGTAAGCTCATTGATGCCTTCATTGTCATCAGTCAATACTACATTTCCGATTGCTGTTTTGAAAGTCAATCTTCCTTTTACTCTTTTTTCAATTTTCATAATTTTTTCTCAAATAAGTTGAATAATGGCTGGACAATTAACTGTCCAGCCATTAAGGATAACTAAATACCGTAGCTGTAAGACATTGAGTATGGGTAGAAAACTCTAGCACCACCACAACGAGCTTCCAAGATATTCTTAGTAGCCAAGTTTTTAACTTGAGGAGCATGAGGCATCAAGCGAATTGGCAATACAGCTTCAAGCTTGTCTGCTGAGTTGTTGTAAAGCACAAAGCCTGACTTAGTTCCATTAACAAAACCATTCTTCAATTGAGGAACTTTAACAACCTTTAGGTCATATTCTTCTTCAATGTATTTTAGAATTGATTTGCCAGAATAGAAAGTCACATCAAGAGCTTTCTTTTTGATCAATGCATAATTTGTAGGATCAATCAACATGGTGTTTGGAACTTCATTCCCACCAGTCAAATCAGCCATATCATTGATTGCATCTTCCACGTCAGCCAAGATATTAGCAGCTGTTTTGGTAGACCACAAAGTGCTTGAGCCAGTTCCATTAGCAGCAACAGCAGCAGATGGGACAGAAGCAGCATTAAACATGCCTCTAATTCCATAAGCCAAGTCACCAAAGCCGAACATTTTTTCGATCTTTTGATCAACAGCTCTGCGGGCAGCAAGAGCTTTGTTTTCAACAGATGAACGACCAATAGATCCAAGCATTTTATCTCTACGCAAATCTTGCACAGAATAAATATAAGCTTCCGCAATAGATTTGATTGAGTTTGTGACAGATGCACCTGAAACTTCTGAAGTATGAATATCATCAGCAAAATCAGCTACAACTTTAGCCTCTCCTGTTGAATCTAAAATATCATAAGTATCAGTTTCAGCACCTTCTGGAACAGCAGTATTGATTGTAATCAATCCATTGTTAAGAAGTTTCAATTCAGCATAAACTGGAGTGAATACTTTCTGTCTGATATATTCAAGAGTTCTAGCACCATAGAATGACTCGTCTTTACGAGTCACACCCATGTGCTCCATTGCTCTTTCATAAGCCTTAAACTCATGTGAGCTGGTGTCGATTTTTAGTTCTTCACCATTGTCTAATTTAAAAATTTCAATTGTCATATGTTTATTCTCCTGTTAAAATTAAGCTGGTAAGTTGAATTCTACTTTCGCCAAAGCTGGGGTAGATGTAGTTCCAGTAGCACCACTCACAAACTTAGCTCCAGAAACTAAAAGATTTCCAGAAGATACATTTGTAAATTGTCCTTGGTTGGTTGTGTATGCTTTGTCATTTTGGACATAAACAGAATCACCATAAGCTACTGTGGCAACAACTTCAACTGTGGCAACACCACGAGTTAAAACATTGACAGCATCATTAATTTGATATTGATCATCACCATTAACAGTGGCTGGCTGACCATGTCTAAGAACTGCAACACCTTCAAAAACATCAGTTGAAGTGTAAGCAATTGTTAAAGTTGGTTGTCCTGCACCACCAGTCACAGTGTAGTTAGAAACTGTAATGTTGTCAGTAGCACCATCAACAGTAATAATGATCTCACGACCAGTTCCAGCAACAGCAGAAACTCCATCAAGAGCATTAATTGCAGCAATTAAAGCAGCAAAAGTTGCAGCATGAGAAGTTGCATAAACCACTGGAGTAATTGCAACAGCATTTGCTGATCCAATTTGAACTGACATTGGAATAGAGTTAGAAGCAACAAAATCCGCTGAGTAAGTCACAGAAACTTTAGAATCAAAGATGTTTTTGACATCAGTTCCTGCGGTTGCACCAACCACAACAGCTCTACCAAACTTAATAGCTTGTTGAGCATTGCGAGTTCTGATAACTGAATCCTGAATGGTGGCAATTTGACCAACCATCAATGGATCTAATTCATTTTGATATTTAGTAAGTGAAATGTTCATAATTATTCTCCTGTTTTATTGGTTGATCTCTTGATAAGATTGGCTTGCAAAGATTTGCTTGACAAAGCTGCTGCTTCATCAGTCTTATCTTCAACACCATCAGTCTTGTTAGAGGCTACTTTAAAATGTTCAGCAAGTTTTGTGTCTTTTTTAAATTCACAAATGCTATCAAATCTAGCAGCAACATATTCATCTGATTTTCCATCAAATTTAGACTCAGGTTGAATAGCTGTAATAGCTTTGATTTGAACATCTCTATCAGAAAGACCAGAAATGTCTTCATCTTTCTTCAAGAATTCAGCAGCTTTGCTAATTAAAGCAATTCTACCTTTTACTTTTTCTGCAATCTCAGCAGAATGATCTTTTTTAAGTTCAGCTTCAAGCTTAACTTTTAAGCCATCACGCTCACCTTCTAAGGCATCAGCTTTTGCTGTTAATCCTCTGTTAGTGTCTTTAAGAGAAGAGTTGTCGGTCTCAAGAGAGTCCAGCCTTGAAGCGACCTCTTCTGAAACTTCAAATTCCTTCCCATCTAATCTTATTTTTTTCATATTTAGATTTTCTTTGAAGTTATTATTAAAAACACAAATAGCATCTTCTGCATCAAGTCTAAGTCTGGCTTGATCTCCAGCCCTACCTTGATTCACAATTGCTAAATGATTCCCTCTTATGTTCGTCTGAACATAATCATACCTTTCACCATTGAATACACCATCTTGCTTTACCAAATTAACTTTGTAGCCCCAAGATAGTCCTTTTTTTAAACCTTGCTTTGCAGCATCCACTGCCTTCTTTTCTGTAATCTTGACATAAGGTGCCATGAACTTGCCATCAATTCTTTTTATTTCTTGTCCAGTAAAACCTACAGAAAGTTCTTTTGCATTTTCTGCTGTGACCATAACTGATGGATGATTATCAGTAATTGGCACCATCTTAAAAGAGTTCATTGAATCTTCATTAAAGACTTCTTCAGCAGGTCTGTATTCTTTTTGAATTGATCCATCAGCCCTTTGGTATGAAAATACACCCACCCTAGTGGCAATAGCAAAGCCCTCAAGGTATCCTTCTGGAGTTTCCTTGAGCTTGAGGTCATCTAAATTTAGTTCGTCGTATCTTGTGACTTCGATCATTTTGTCTTGAAATTAATGGCAAAGTGTTTGCTCAACAATCAATTTAAACTGATTAAAAAGATTTAGTCAACATTAATTTTTGTTCAAGATCAAATGTCAAGGAATAAATTTAATTATTCCTCTTCTGTTTTGTCCATTTTTATTGAATATTGAGTATCAACCTTGCAGTAAAAGACAGCATTGAAGAAGTGGTCTCCAACAGAGTGATTGATTTTATAAGTTCTTCTATTGCCATGCAATTTAAAGTTTTCAACATCATTCAATTCAAGATAAAGAACCACATCACAATTATTTTCTTTAGCCAATTGTTTTATGGAATTGACATCAACAATAAATTTATATTGTGAAGAAAAATAACTATAATGAGTTGCCTTTCTATCCTGAAGCTCTGAGGATAGTGAAGCCATTGTTGAAAGAAGGTCTGGAAGCTCTTTAACTTTTACTATTTTGACATCCTTAACCTTCATGTCAACTTTTCGGAGAGCCAAATCAGTATCATAAAAATTTTCTCTCATCAACTGATTAAAAGTATTTTTATTTTGATTCTCTGTGATGTTGAGTTGGGAGCAAGAGCAGATTAGCAAGAGTATTGCCAGATATTTTTTCATTTTATTGTTGTTTTGTTGAAAATCTAAATCTTCCTGCTTTTTTCCACAAAAATACTGCATCTAAAATTTTTCCATCAACATCAATCACATCATAAAAATTTTTGCAACTAGTTTCTTTTATTATTTTTTCAGATCCACAATAAAAATCTTTAATTAATTTCGAAGCCATTTCTAATGATGGTGAAGTTCCAAGTAATATTTTTTCTTTGTAAATATTTGTCATAGAATTTTATATCGTTTGTTTAAAATTTTTGATATTCTTTGAATAATTTTTCTTTCTTTTCTGAAAGCTTCTGTAGCCAAAAGAGATCGATATTCTTTTTTAATAGAATCTCTTAATTTCATAAGCTTATTTTTACAAAAAAGCATAAAATTTTATTTTTTAAATTTTATATTATACAATTGTAAATATTTGTCACAATTTATGAAATTGCTTTTTCAAGTTTAGTAATTTTAGTTTTTGTCATTTCCCAAAGAGCATATTGGCACTTAGCACCAAATTCAGTTTTTTGTCTTTTCATTTCCCACCAAAGATTTTCTGCTTGCTTGGTTAGTTTTTGAATCTCATCAGAGATAGTGATGAAGTCTTTTGAATTTAAGATTTCGATGAATTTTAATTTTTTAGTTTTCATAATTTGCCTTTTGTTATTATTAATAAGGCTATTATTGAACAACTTAAAATAAAAGTCAACAACTTTATTTAATTATTTTAATCAAACATATCATCTGTGATGACTGGCTGGGCTATACACCTACAGTTGATGGGCTCTCCAGGATTTCCAATGGATGGAGGTTGATTCCAAGAAAACATTTTTCCTTCTAATGCTGCATGCTCTGGTCTAACTCTTTCATCTCTAGAAGTTGTCCAAATATAAGAGCCAATTCCAACTTCTTGCTGTCTTAATTGAGTTAATTGTCCATTGAATTTGTTGGTTTGGTCTCTGGCTATGAGCTTTGATCTATTTTGTCCAATGCTTTCATCTTTATCTAGTTCCTCTTTTATTGCATCTATGCCTTTTCCTGCTGACAAATTCCTATAAAGTGTTTGTTGAACTCTTCCATTTTGCTCCACAGATAAATTAGTTATAAGGTCAACATTTTGTTGTGTGAAAGCCTTCATCTGAGGCTCTAACCAAGATTCTTGAACTATTGGATTAACTGCTAAGGCAGAATGAATAACTTTAACAAACTGAGATTTGTTAAACATGGACAACTTAGCAGCTTGCTCTGCAGAGATAGCAGATATTTTCGGTTTTCCTACAGCTTTATCAAAGTCATATAAAGTTTTTTCAGTGAGCTGTTTTAAATGATCAACCCATGCTGCATCTATCCTTTCGCCATTGTCATCAGGTCTAATTGACTGAGCTTGAGCCACCAACATTGAAAGATTAGGAATAATATTTTCTCTAACCTTCTCCCAATAAACTTTATTAATTGCTTGAACTTCCTTGATGTAAGCTCTTTCAGCTGGCATTGGATAAAGCCACTTCTTTGGTCTTCTGATTCTTATTTTTCCTTTATTAGCCATTAAGGCTTGTTGCTTAAGAAGTAGATTTGCCATCTTTTCCAATCATTAATTTAGTTGGAGTTTGTGGTTCAGGAAGTTCTGGTGCATCTCCTTCAACATGAGTCTCAATGGAATAATTATCTTCAGCAAACCTAGATTCACGAACTTCATTAGGATCATAAACACCAGTGTTGATGTAAATTTCATCTGTCTGAGCTTGTTGATATCTCATTGTCACCTTTTCTGCATCAGTCATTTGCCACAATGAATTAAATTCATGGCAATAATCTTCAGTTGCATCAAGCTTAGAATCTTTAGCCATTTTAATGTAGCTAATCAACTTATCAAGTTGTGGACTCATTTCTTCTTCTTGGTCTGACTTGATTCTATCATAATGTAATCTGACTTCATTATCACCTGTTGAATTTAAGCCTTTGGTAGGTGTTCCGAATAACAAATTTCCAGGAATTCCAGTCATTCCAGCCACTGAACTTTCAACCTTAGAGAAAGTTTCAGCCACTCCAGTCAATGCTTGAGCAACAGTTTCATAAGCCTCATCAATATCCAGAAGAAGAGTTGTAGAAACTGATTTAGCTAAGTCAAAAATTTGAGCTCTTGCATCCAACTTCTTTTGTCCATCTTTATTGCTGAGAAGTTGAAAAAGGTTTTTAATTTTAAGAACATCCACATTTGATTTTGTAAGAAGTCTCAAGAGAGCTTGTTGAGCCAAGCCATAATCTTGAAGAAGCTCATGAAGAGATTGCAGAATGGAAAGACCCCAATACTTTTCATAAGTGACTTTTACCATCATTTCATCTTGAGGATAATATTCACCTTTGAACACTAAACATCTGCTTTCGTGAATTGTTTTAAGTTGTCCATTAACATTAACTGTGAAATATTCTGGTTCACCAAAGTTTTCACTCAATGGATCTTTGTAATAATTCAATATATCAATGGTGACATATTTTCTACTAAAGAATTTTAGCTTTTTTACACTCTTGATATTGTTGACATTAACCGGATCATTAGGCTCTCCACCATCATCAATGACCATAAAAATGATAGATCCACCAAACAACTTGGCTGATCTTAATGCACCCTTAAATTCTGTTTTAGCTCTTAGCTTCTTGAGATATTTTAACAAATGACCATCTGTGTCTTCAGGAATTGTAATCCACTGGCGAGTCATATCATCACACAGCAAATCAATAATTCTTTTGGTCAATCCATTGCCAACATAAAGAGAAGCAATCAATGCATCATCAGCCAAGTCAAGAACGAATCCAGAATTGCCACCATTTTTTCCTGTTCCTATTTTCTTTGCTATATCAACATAGCCATCTTGCTTGAGTTGTTCAGCTAAAGTCAATTCTTGCTTTAATTTTTTACCTGCCATATGTCCTTGCTTCAATTAATAAACTAGAATAGTCAGTTGGTCTGTCCTTTGGATCAGCAGGATCAAACAATAAATCTTTCACTGCATAAGTCAGTGTGTCCACTTGGTCTTTTTTATTATTGTTCTTTTTTGCTGAAAAAACAAGTAATTCTTTTTCAAGAGCTGGAAGGAATGGAGCTCCTTCTGGAAATAAAACCTGTCTTGATTCCATTCTAGGCACTATATCATTGGCTCTAGCCACCTTGTCTTTATCTGGAACTAACTTTGTGATTGGTATATTGGTGGTGTCTTCTAAGTCTTGAATCAATCCAGAGCCTGATGACTTGTCTTCAATGGCTAACTTAATCAACTCACCACATCTTTGTAAATCATAGCCAATTGGGATATAATCAGTGGCATAATGCAATGGTGATGTCAAATCCTCTGCATGCTTAGTCCAGAACTCCTTAGCAGCAACCCTAAGCTTAGGGCTTGTCACTTTTATCCTCATCACATCAATCAAGTATGCATATTTTCTTCCATCTTTCTCGAAAAGACCCCAACACATAAACACAGTCCAGTCATTTTCCCTTCCTTCCTTCTGTGCAGTGTCTGCATAAATGGCTCGATAATCCAACTTAGGCAGGTATTTGTAGTATTTAAAATACTCTTTCTTGAACACTTCACCATCATCAGGTATTGTCTTCTGAAGGTATTGTGCATTGTAGTTCTTTGAGCCCATGTTTCTTAAATCTTCATCCATCTGCTCCTGTCCATATCTCCTTTCATCTAGCCATTCACCTTCCTCAACAACTTTTGTCTCATTGCCAAAATAAAAGTATTTCTTCTCCTCAAACCTAACTGGAATGATCAAATTTTCCCAGCCTTTATCAACAAACACACCAGTGAAGTCTTCATCATGCAACCTTTGTTGCACATTTAGCCACATGCCAGCCTTCTTATCATCAAAACGAGAAAACAAAGTTCCTTTGATCCAATTGATGCATGATTCCCTTTGGGTGTTGGAGGCTGCTTCTTCTGGATTCATGATATCATCTGTAATGATTAAATCGCCCCCTTTACCAGTGATTGTTCCACCTGTTGAAGCAGCTATTCTACTGCCTCCTTCACTGGTGATGAATTGCTTTTGGGTGTTTTTTGTAATGGCACTATCAATGGAATCTTCAGATGTGGACTTGATACTAAATTCAGGAAAAGCTGATTTATACCAAGCAGCATTAGCAATGGTTCTACACTTGCCATGGATCTCAGCAGATAATTCAGCAGAGAATGAAGCACAAATAATGTTCATCCAAGGCTCATCACCCAGCCACCACATTGGGAATGCCACTGAGCATTGTAAAGTTTTTCCCCACCTTGGTGAAATGTTGATATTGCCTCTTTTGAACTGACCCATCCTCATTCCAGTAAGAAATTCGGAGATTGCACCAATGTGCCAATTGATAGCAAATGATCTATTTCGGTGAAGATGCAGAAATGAACGCTCATAAAAGGAATTGAAGTCCTTTCTTAGCAGATAATTGAATGCTTTCCGTGAATATGGGTCAAATTCTTTGGTCATTTTGCTATTTTGACATTGGTTGACATTATGTCAACTTTTGCCTGTCCTTTGTTTTCAAGGCTCTGTCCAAAAGTTGCTATTTTGACATTGGTTGACATTATGTCAATCTCCTAAAATTGGTCAAAAAGCTGTTTTTGCTATTTTGACATTGGTTGCTATCAGATGTCATATGTCAACTTTTCTTTTTATTGAGCATTCTTTCCATCACAGCTTTTTCTTCATCTGACAAGGTTTCACCAATCTCTGCTTGTATCTTTTGTGTATAATCTCCAGAGTATTTGGCAATATGTTCCATGATCTTAGCTCCAAGAAATGTGTAATTTCCAAGAGCTTTCATGTAGGCAGGATGGGTTGGCTCCATAGCTTCCAAGGCTTTGTGCAGTTTTTTCTTTGCATCAAGCATGCTGATCACAACAAACTCAATGTTTGATTGACCAGTATTGTCTTTTGCCAAGGCTATTTCCTTGATGATTGACATTATATTCTTTGTGCCTTTTGGTCTACCCTCACTTGGCTTGTCTGTTCCATACAGGTGTCCTTCCTTGTTCCCAGCCACAAACCTGTTGTTTTTATCCCTCACCATTGGCTTTCCTAGCTTGTTGAGTTTAATTGTTTTCTCTACCATAATAATTGAGCCGTTGAATTTCCGATGAATTATTGAACAACATTCAGCAATAAAAGTCAACAACAATTATTCAGCAGACAATCATTCCATTCCGCCAAATCCCTTTATATATAAGGAGGGTACAAGGCTTTTCATTTCAAAAACACCAATATCAGACTCCGCCTAAATTCT